GTTAAAATGGACGAGCTTACTCAGAGTCAGCGTGAAGCGATTTATTGTCGTCTTCGCCTGGCTTCTGATGGTTGGGTGCGTTCCACCTACGAGTCGGCCGTACGCGCAACACGAAAGTTTGTGCGTGCCCTCCTTGTTGGGTGTGAAAAGTCAGGTGAACTGTGAAGACATTCTCTCACAGCGCTCTTTTGGCTTCTGTCAATGCGGATATCGGTTCGTTCGTGGGGCCTGACATCCCCTGCGATAAAACCGACCCGACCGCGGCGGTGCACAGTGTCGCCTGTAGGATCCTCCTGGACACACTTCTTAAGAAGTGGCGTTCAGAGAGCGAAGCTGCAGAGACTCGTGCGCTGCTGACGTTCTTGGAGGCTAATCACCTCTCTGAACGCTGGTCGCCGCCTCCAGATCGTTTTAGCGATCCCGTGATAGGAGAAATCAAGCGAGAGCTTGACAACTTCCTTCACCCGGAGGGCGAAGAGCTCGTCCAATCCTTCGAGGACATCCTCGATGAAGGACAGACGGGCCCTGGTTCGTCGATAGGTGCAGCTGGGCAGAGCTTCTATGCGAAGCTCGGCTGCTCCCTGTTGACGGCTACATCCGCTGAGCTGTACGATATGTACAGTGCCTACGTATCTCGATTCCCCCTCTGGTCCGAGGCCGAAAGCCTCAGGAAGGACACAATGGGGATAGTAAACGTAGTTGACGGCTCTAATGTTGCATTCGCACCTAAAAATGCGGATACAGCCCGATTGATCTGTACGGAACCCTCGCTCAACATGTTCTTTCAGCTGGGCCTCAAAAATCTCCTTGAAAGGAGATTGGCCCAACGTTGGAACGTCGATTTCGAGAATCAGCCGGAAGTCAATCGCATCCTCGCTCTGGTTGGTAGTCGTGATGGCAACTTTGCCACCATTGACCTGTCATCCGCCTCAGACTTAATATCGGTAACCCTCTGCGAGACGCTACTGCCGAAGTGGTTCTTCGAACTACTGATGGCCTTGCGTTCGCCGAAGGTCCGATGTCGAGTCTACGGTTTGGAGCGGGATCTCGGGATGATTAGCACCATGGGGAACGGTTTTACGTTCCCTTTGATGACTGTAATCCTGAGCTGTACCGTTCGTGCCGTGTACAAGGTGCTGGGTATACCCATCCGGGACAACCCACGTACTGAAAAACTCGGAGAAGGTATCCGGATGAAAGTCCGGACTGTACCTGGGAACTGGGCGGTGTTCGGGGACGACATCATCGTATGCTCTGAAGCATATGACTTAATGGTGTCGACCCTCCACCGACTCGGTCTTCAGGTAAACCTGTCGAAGTCCTTTTCAACAGGACCATTCCGCGAGTCTTGTGGCCACGATTATTTTCGTGGCCTTAATGTCCGCGGTGTCTACCTCAAGAAGGTGACATCGCCGCAAGACATCGTGGTCGCCGTGAACCTACTAAACGACTGGACCGCTCGGGTTGGAATTCCCCTGCGGAGCACTGTACGCTACCTTGTTAGCCTTCTAGAAGGCCATGAGGTGAAGTACGTGCCGTACGCGGACCCGGCTGATGCCGGAATTCGCGTACCGTCGTCCTTTTTCCGGGGTACCGTCGACGAGAATGGCAGCGTAGCCTATAGAAGCTACGTGTCGCGATCGAAGAAGGTTACCATCGGGGATGGGAGGATTTACACTCCCAAGGGACACAAAAGGATGTTTTACAACCCAGCAATGGCGTTGCTAGCATTCCTTCGTGGCGAAGTTAGGAACGGGCAGATTTCCATCAGGC